TAAAAACTTGTGTATTGTTAGAACCGTACAGACTACCAGTTACATTTCCTGTAACATTGCCAGTATGCAAACCAGTAGTATTACCAGTTACATTACCAGCAACATTGCCAGTTACATTACCAGTTACATTACCAACTACATTTCCTTGGAAATGATCAGTAGCTGTATGTACAGCACCAGTTACATTACCAGCAACATTGCCAGTTACATTACCAGTTACATTACCAACTACATTTCCTTGGAAATGATCAGTAGCAATATGAACGCTACCTGTAATATTACCAGCAACATTGCCAGTTACACTACCAGTTAACGGTCCAGTAAATGATCCAAAAATTGGAGCTCCATTAAATCCAAAAGTTCCTGCATTATAATTAAACCACAATATGTTGTTTGATGAATAAAGATCTCCATTTAAAGATCCAAAAGTTGGACCGTAATGAATTCCAGTAGTTTCTCCGCTAATATTAATGTTCCAAGTGACTGTATTATTATCGTTAAAAACAAAGTTTGTAGGTTTATCTGGGATATTTGCCCAGTGTACTAACAAAGCTAAATCAGCTGTTACAGCTGAGGTAGCTGAGTTAGCATGATCTGCATTAGTAGCCGTAGTCGCATTACCGTAAAAGTTAGGAGCGGTTACGGCATTAGCTGAAATATTCGCACTTGAAATATTGTTAACATTAATGTTTCCAGATCCATCTCTAACAACAATAGTATTGATTGTTGGTAATCCTGGAGCTCCAACACTTGCTTGTCTATAATATCCACTTACATTTAATAAATTTGATTGAGCTGCTGTACCGGTAAATGTGTTTGCATATACTGTTCCAAATTGTAATGAATTGCTTCCTAAATTTGAACTACTCAATCCTGTTGGTAAAATATTTCCGCCAATAATTTGTATAGCCCCGGCATTATTTTGTAAGGTTAGTGTATTACTATCGGGAGCATAAACTGTAGGACCATATTGACTATTTGATAAAGTCAAAACTGGTAATGTTGTACCAATAACAATACCTTCATCTGGGAATTTAGTCAGTGTAGGAAATACTGTATCTACTAAAGGTGCATAAAAACTTGGAAGATTATTTCCAAGTTTATTAGCATTTGTAATAGTACCGTGATATTCATAAGAATTGTTTATTGTTACACCTGAATAGATTATAGGAAATCCAGGTATTGCAGGACTAGGAGTAAAATCAGCATCTGCGTTTACAATGAATAAAGTTGTACCGTTAACTACAGCTCGTTGTACAGCATGAGCATGGCTTGGTATAGCATTATCTGTTATTGCAACACTTTGCATTTGTGTTGCCGCGAATCCAGTAACACTTTGTGGGCCAACCATTGTATAGTTAGATCCATTATAAACATTTAACTGATTGTTAGTGGTATCATACCACATATCACCCAGTGTTGCACTTACTGGTTGTGTACTACTAACATTGTTAATTGCTATGGTTTTCCATAACTTGTTTGTTTCGTCAAAATAAACATTTAATTTTAAATTTGTAGGAGTAGAGTCAAACCACACTTGCCCTAAAATAGGTCTTGGAGGAGGATTTTGATAAGCAAAATGTTCAAGTAACCATACTAAGTCATCATTCAATGCCTGACCGTAGCCAGAATGATTCTTACCAACTAGAGTAATATCTAGTGAGTTATCGACTGTCCCGTCAACAACCGTAGCAAGCGGTTGTTTATTATATCGGGTTATTGAATATGCCATCTTTATCGCTCCGTATATCTTTTATTTGTTTTCATCTTACCAACTAGTACTACTTAATGGTGATCTCTTCCATAAATTTTCAGCAATACAAACATAAATCCAATTTGAATCCCATACTATTTGTCCTGGATGGCCTGTACTAGTCGATGTTGGAGGAACCGTAGTGTCACTAAGTCCGCCGTATGTAACTGTATTTCTTATTCTAAATGTACCATTAACGTCTAAAGTTGCTGTTGGTAAGTTTGTATAAATTCCAGTAAACTGTTGTTGAGCGTCGATAAAAAATGCAGACTGATTAGAAGAACTTGTGTTTCTTAAATTTATATCAAAATTTTGATTGTCTGTTGTTGATTTAATTTGGAATGTTACTGGTCCTGAATACTCAGGTTGAACGCTAATTTCTATATTGCCGCTTGGGCCTAGTACTAGTTGCTTGTTAGCTTTAATATACAAACCGCCTAAGCCACTAGAATCAGTATCAATAATACTATTTCCTGTTGTTTGTACAAAAGAAGAGGATGTATAATTATTAACTCCGTCAGTTAAAGACTCTGCCGTATTTGCAGGAACATCAAACATAATACCTGGATACGAACTTACATTAAATCCTGGAACTAGACTGGTTGGATATGTATTTTCTAAACCTTGATTAGATTGTGGGACAAATGAATCTTTAGAAAATACACCAAGTAATTGAGAATTAACTCGTAGTTCTACTACTACATGATTCAAACTATTAACATCTAAAACATCTAAAACATTAAAACCAGAAGCTTTTTGATTAGCTGTATAAATGGGTCCTGCAAGTATTGGTCCTGAATTCGAACCATCGCTAAAGAATAATTGCTGATTTGTACTATCAACCCAAAAGTCACCTGCTGACAAACTACTAGGAGGTGTTGTGCTTACTGTTGTACCTCCAGCAACATTAAACGATTGTGAATCGCTGTCATATACTTTTAATTTTTTTGTAGATGTGTCAAACCATAACTGACCCATTAATGGATTATTAGGTTGTGTAGTATTTGCAAAATTTTCTAATAGATGAACAAAATTATCATTTAAAGATAAACCGTATGCAGTGGCATTTTTACCTATTAAGGTTAAATCTGTTGTTAGCTGATCAACGGTTCCATCTAGAACCGATGTTAATTGTGTTCCATCAGTTTTAATTATTGGGTATGCCATTATATGTTAGCTCCGGTATAGATGATGTAGTTAATAGCAAGATATGGATTCATCACATTCACTGCTTGTCCTGTAACTGTTGCTCCAGTAGAAGAATCAACAACCGGTCCAGCAGATGGTAAACCTCGTGTTAGGCCGGTTGTACTGGCCAAACCATGTCCAATTACTGTTGGATTGCCATCCGGTGTACTTGTAGTATCACCAACTGCATAGTATTGAATACCTTTAGGACTATTTAAGTTATGAGTATGCTGTGGAAGCTGACTTGTCGATAGTGCAACACTTGAACGTCCTGGGCCAGTTAAACTGTCTGATCCTGCTCCAAGGTTATCTGCGGTAGTTTCACTAACTCTGTTTGCCGCACTGCCTACTGTATAGACGCTAGATGATCCACCGCTTGCTGGAACTTTGATATTATTATTCATATTATCAAGTCCAAGTGGGAAACGTCCTCTTAAATCAGGTAACTTAAATGTACCAGCACCTAATAATCCTGCACTAGATCCGTTACTGTAGGTATATCCAATTAATTTATACAAATCTGTATAGATACTTTGCAATACTTCACTACCATCACATAATAAGAAACCGGCCGGAACAGCTGAAGCAGGGCCTGCAAATGGTAATATACAACCAATTGGAACCAATGGAACATGTTTAAAAAATGTTTGTTTGGTCATTTGAGCAAGTGACTGTGTTCCTTGCTTATATACTAATAATGTGTCTGGAAAAGATGAATTAAGAGTACTAGAATCACTTGATACTTGTTGATTTGTAATAAAATTTGTACTGATTACAGTATTAAAAGTAGCTGTACCGTCTAGACTTGCTCCATTAAATGAAACAGAATTACTTGTAACATCGCCTGTTAATTTAAAAATAGTAGGATTAGCTAGTTGTGTCGCACTACCGTCAACGGCACCAGTTACATATCCTGCAAATGTTCCACTAAAATTTCCTACAAAATTTTGAGCGTAGATATTTCTAAATTTTAATGTACTACTACCAATATCATATACTTGTGTGGCCGTTGGAAGTAGTGCTGATCCAGAAGTTGGAGTACCATTTGAATTCCAATTAATATATAATTGACCGCCAATATAAGTATCGTCGTTTAAATTACTTACACCTGTTACTGTCGACGATCCTGTAATTGTTTGATTGCCACCAATGTCAATATTTCCACTAACTTTTACATTACCTATTACATCTAACGCGGCAGATGCAGAAGGACTTGGATTGTTTATACCCACTTGTCCGTTAGCATTTACTTGAATAACTGTATTTGTAGTATTTGTAGAATCAGTTAAAACAAAAGATATGTTATTATTAGGGTTACTAGAAACTAACTGTGTCGATACACCAGTTGTTTTGATTTGAAAACTCAAATCACTACCAAGTTTTATACCATCGTTAACTTGAATATTTAAAGGACTGTTACTGGTACTAGCAACATCTCCTCTTAAAAAATTTGTTGAAGCAATTACTTTATTATTAACAAGCAATCCGTTTGCCGATTGTGCTGTTCCCCATAGACCTGCACTAGCACCTAATGCAGGATCTGTACCGTCGCTGAATAAATTTACACCTTTCTTTATAGATGCAAAACCATTTAAACTTGTTTTAGGAATAAAACTATCTTGGCTTACTATTGCAACTCTACTACCAGATGCATAAAATGTAACAACAAAATGAGGTTGATTACCAGTGTCAATAATTTCTTCTGCAACCGGACCTGTTGAAGATCCTGAACTAAATTGCGGACCTACCAAAATCCAACTTGATCCAGAATATACATATAACTGACTAGTAGCGGTGTTAACCCAAATATCTCCGCTAACTGGACTTAAAATATCTGAACTACTACTGGCTTTTTTAATTGCACCTGCTGGATTCCATGTCCCGCCATCATATACTTTTAAAAGACTATTGGCATTATCATACCATAGTTGTCCTTGTACAGGATTTGAAGGAGGTGTTGGATTGGCAAAATTTTCTAATATATGTAAAAAATCTGTTGCAATTAGTTGACCATAACCGCTATTATAGTTTTTACCTACAAATGTTATACTGGTACTGGTAGAATCAATTTTTTGATCTTCTACAGTAATAGGAGGCTTATTTGGATTGTTTAACTCAGTATATTGAATTTTATAAGACATCGATTATACTCCTACTAGGCCAGTTAGACTTTGAATACGTACTGTATAATCAATTTGAATCAAACGATTTAAACTTTTTAGTACCGGATGGAATACAACGTGAGTTAATAACAAACTTTGTCCAGTACTACTATAACTTTGTAAACCTAATTCATCGAATACATAAGTGTTAACACCGTCGCTGTTTGTATCATAAGCAGCTTGACCGCTAGGCTCTCCGTAATCTAATAAACAAGTACAAAAAATATCAGTATAATTTTGACCAGTTACGTGGCGTACTTCAGTAAAATTACGTGTTGGATCCACATTGGTACTTGAACTAGGATCAATTACCTTGCTATAAGTTTGATTATAAAGACTAGCATTAGTTCCACTGCTATTTGGAGTTAGATATGTAATAATTCCTGTAGGGTCAATACTAGTTCCGCCGTTACCAAATGCAATATTATATACAAAGCCGTTTCCGCTGTTAGTCATAGCTTCAACAATAGCTATACTCATATTTTCATAATGAATAGCATTACGTTTGTTGATGTAAATTTCGTTAGAAATTGGGTCATAAATTTTAATATGACCTTCTATATGAATCCCTGTTGCGTCTTTAGTCTGCATATCTATCTCTCTTTATCTTATATTTATCAACGGATATAATCTGGTAGTTTAATCCCGTTTTAGGCATTATTTCTTGTTTTTATGGTAACAAAGTTGTAGTCTCGAGACGAAGCTTTGTTAGTAAAGACGTAAGTTCCTGTTCCAGCTACAAATGTTACCCAATCAGTTAAGGTTGGATTCAAATTAGTTGTACCCAATAACACTGGATCAGATCCACTGCCCATTATGTAAGTGTATACATATCCGTTATCGTTATCGTTGATAATAATCATACCACTAAAACTTGTAAAAGTAACAGTATCGTTTGTATTCAAAGTTATTACACCTGCGGCACTAGCATCGATATTAACATTATTGTTTGTAGGCGGTAAAGATAGCATACCTCCTGATTTAAACGACCAGTTTGTTATGGCGCCATCTGCTGTAATGGCTACTTCAGTATTGTCATGCAAGTAAACTTCTGCGAAATTAGGAGATGAGGTATTAGTAAAGATATCAATTATATTAGTATCAGAAGTCATCGCCCCGTTAGCTAATTTTAAAGATCCGTCAATTCCGCTCAAACTAGTTGTAAACAAGGTGCTAGTACCGTGTTTGATATTAACACTGCCGTTTGTTGTACCAATGTCCATATTTCTAGATACATTGTTTTCACTAGATCCTCCAGAGCTAGCTAACAACGATACGGTTGCTGTACCAGGGGAAGCAAACGATGCATCTATAGAAAACACAGATAACCCAGCTGTGTTATTGAAATTCAAAACAGAATTATAAGATCCTGAAGTAGCAGAAGTTTGTATTGAGATTGATTCTTTAACTAATACATTTTCATCAATTTCAACTGTAGAATTTCCAGTGGAAGTTATTGTACTACCAGTAAATACAAAATTTCCAATAGAAGGAATACTAGGTGTATGCGATAGATCTCTATAGTCCCCACTAGTTGCAACTGTAGAAAGTGTTGGAGTTCCAGACAAATCACTGTAACTACCGCTAGTTGCTACTGTTGCAAGAGACGGTTTGTTAGTTAAACTATTATAATTTCCATTGAATGCAGATGAGCTTAATTGATAAACACTTAGATCTGGCTTACCAGTTAAATCTGCATAGGCTCCGCTGAACAATGATGGCTTACCAGTTAGATCTGAATATGCACCACTAAACAATGATGGCTTACCAGTTAGATCTGAATAAGCACCGCTGAATAATGATGGCTTATTAGATAAATCGTTGTAACTACCGCTAGTTGCCACTGTAGAAAGTGATGGTTTATTTGACAAATCATTGTAACTACCACTAGTTGCTACTGAAGCAAGTGTTGGTTTATTTAAAATTCTAGAAATTCCAGAACTAGAATTCCAGTCACTATTAACTTGTGCGGCTGGAATTGTAGGTAAATTCAATAAATCGTTATAGCTGCCACTAGTAGCCACAGCAGCAAATACAGGTTTATTCAATAGACTTTGATAACTTCCAGTAGTTGCTACAGCACTAAGTACCGGTGCACCTGTAAGTTTAGAATAAGCTAAACTAGTAATCCAAATTGGATTACTATACTGACCCGATGCTACTAGTAAATTATCTACGGTGATAGGCGATGCTGTCCAACTTAAAGATAATCCGTCAGTAGTTAACAAACCATTTTGAAAGTTTGTTTGCGGAGGTAATGTAAGTCCGGTTAAGGAAGTTACTTTTGTATACAAGTCTGTAAAATTATCATTTATTTTGACTGAGGCAACACGCAATGTGTCGCCGGTGCCGTCATTAACTGAATTTCCATAATTTAAAATTTGTTGTGTCATTTTTTTTATCCTTTGTCTAATGTTACATTACCGCTGTCGAATGTTACTTTAGAACTATCTATAGTTAGTTTTCTGTTGTTGTTAAATCCAGTATACCATATACCCGGAGTGGCCTTAAGGAAAGATGCAATATTACTTACATCATTCAATATATTAACAGGATTAGCAGAATGGTCGCCGTCCCACGACTGGCCGCTCTTTCTAATTATCGTAATTTGAGTACCTTGTGTAACTACGTTTGCCAATGTTATTACTGATCCTGCTGTAGTTACATTAGAAACAACAAATTCTTTAGCAAACTTTTCATCGCCGTCTTTAATTGTACCAACTGGATCTGTATCAGAGATAGGAATTGTTGGACTGTAAGGAGCTAAAGTAGGATTGTAATGAACATAATCATATTTTTTCAATCTTCTTAAGTCATCCTGTCCGCCTACAAATACTTCAAATAATGAATTATAGTCTGTAAAAGTAGGATCTAATGTAAATCCAAGGTCTAGATTGAATGTTGTAGTTACTCCATCTGAAATAATTGGCCTCACATCGGTAATATCACTGTACGGGATAGTAGAATCTGTACCAATATCTTGTACACTTGTTCCTACATTACTATAAGATCTAACACCAGTTCCTAAAGTTCCCCTACGTAACTGACTTAATATATTAAGATCTTTCTTAAAATATTCGATACGTTCACCGGCAATTTCTATCACACCTGGTTTGTTAGTTGAAGGGTTTGGTGTTGTTAAAACTGTTCCATCTTTAACTACAATTTGTGTGTCATACCAATTTAGCTCTTGTGCCAATAGTGTATGTCGGTTGAGTGCCAGTCTCTTATAAACAGTTCTGTTCAACATGTCTTTAAACTGCATGTATGAAATTCCAGGTTGTGGTACATTGTTGTTAAACAATAACACTGAAATCTTATCAGTTGGGGCAGGTGGAACTGTTAATTGCACACTTTGGTGATTTGATAGCATCTGATAATCAATTAACGGAGTTAACAAACGTCCGTTTTGAATAATCCAAGCATATTCTTCGTCAGGTACAGTATGATTTAAATTGATAATTCCACGTGTTGCATCTTGATAACGATAATAATCAACAGATCCTGGTATCGAAGATACTAATGAAGAAATATTAACTGTAGTTCTTTCAAGATCTAATATATCATGATTATAAGATGTTAATACTTGAATTTTATGACTGCTATCATAAGAATTATTTAATGTTAAATCTCCAGTTGTAGAATCATAAGAATACTCTGCATTGGTTCTAATACTAACAACTAATTGTTTTCCTATATTCTTATCACGTATTTTTTTACGCAACGTCACTGTAAGGCCAGTTAGGTCAACAACATATTCTTTATTCAAAGCTATTAACTTTTTATCAATATACACCCTAACATCTGAATACTGAACAGCATTTAAAGTAAACTGGTCAGCTGAAATAGTATAAGCAAGCGTATCAGATGTTATTGTAAAATAACTATTAGCAGGAGCTTCCAATACAGTATTGTCAACTATTACAATCATATTTGATTCTGCAGGTAAACCAACACCAACAGGATTATCTAATTTAAATGTATTCTGAGGTATTGCATACAACGGTAATAACTCAGTTTGCGTAACTGCAACCGTTTGAATAGCACTTGCTACGATAATATAGTTTATTACAGATCCTGCTGCAGGAGTTACACTAAAACGCAAACCAATCATACCGCCTAACGAGTATGTATTGTCTGTTTTAAACAATATAGGATTTACTAATACACCATTTAAATAAATTACAGATGAAACAGTATCCAGCCATTTAGCTCTGGTGATAAATTCTGATGTAATTCCATCACAAATAAAATAATCACCGTCTAAAATATTTTGACCATTAATACCAATAGTAAAAATACTAATAATTTTATTAGCTGCAGGTGGTTGAACAAAAACAATTCTGTTCTGATTAAATGAAACATTATAATCCACACCCGCTACTTTAATTACATTATCAACTTTTACTACAATCGCACCTGGATTGTTTAATAATTGACTGTATGCAAATGTTAATAAGCTACCATCGCCAACATAGTTGTCAATTTTAACTTTTGCTCCAGCATTGTATGTTTGATCGTATACTTTAATAGCCAATGTATCAACTACTTGTCCTGGCATTACTTCTTCTGGAGCAGGACTAGATGTTGGTGTTACTAATCCGTCACCATCAATGATAATATCATCTGCTAAAATACCAGTTGCTGTAGTATAAGCTAAATCGCCGCCAGTAATCGATGTATCATAATCTTGATCAGCAGGTGCAACTGATCCATCACTAGATGCTTGACGAATAACAAATTCATCACCAACAGTCACTGGATAACTATCAGATATTGTCACAACTGTATTTGCTGTAGAAGAATTAACCACTTGTCTAATTGTAGCAGTTGCTGTAGCGGTTTCAATACCTTGTTCAAATGTAATAGTTGGATTATTTAAATATCCACTACCTGGATTTGCTAATACAACAGAGTCCACACCATAAACTAAAGTAATTGTTGCATTTTGACCAGTGCCTCCCATTAATGATTGGCTGGCTTCATCAACTCCACCTTCATATATTGTTGAAGACAATATTTGTAATTCATCAATTGGTCCAATTTCTGTAAAGCTGGCTGTTCTTGTTACTTGTAAAATAACAGCACTCGAACCAGTAATAGTAGTCGAAGCGGTAGTTAATTTACGATTTAATGTCCAGAAACTGCCATTGCCAGTTCCATGACTAGACGGATCAAGGCCTGTAATGTATGTTATATCAACGCTAGAAACTGTACCAACTACAAATGTTTGCGATAACACCGTGGTGTTTTCATAAGAAACAGAATGGTCAGTAACATCAGTAACTATATATTTTCCGTTAAATCCATTAGGAAATCCAGATACTTCTGTATACTGGCCTAATGCAAATGGTATACTAGCACGAGTTGCAAATGTGATAGTTGCGATTGTTCCATCGCCACGGATTCCTGTGCTGATTAATGAATCAAATTGTGCAATTCCTGATCCGGTTAAAATCATTCCTGGATAAATTTCGCCAGAAGTTATAGTTCCTACAACTAGTGTTGAATTAACTATAGAAGAATTGATCATTGTTACATTAGCAGGACCATACTGTGGAGTTGCTACTAGTATGTCGCCAACAGTATAGCCAGTTCCGAGATTGTTTCCGTTATAAGATACATCAACAGCTTTCATTATTGGTGTTGCTGATGCTGTATAACTTGGAGCATTGAGATCAGAATCGCTAAATGTTATTGCAGGCAACTGAGTATAACGACCCGGACTAGTAACAGTAACTGAAAATACCGGGAACGGTGTTTGCATTTTTGCCTTAGAATTTTTCTGATCCACTGTTCCAAATTTTGGATCGTCTAATCTTACAGGACTTGTTTTTCCAGTGATAACAATTTCTGCTCCAATTGCAGGAACATAAGATAATAATACTACTGTACCGTCGTTATTTACTACCATATCGATTGTATCTTTTAGTAGTTTAGTAAACTGTATCGAATTGCCATTAACAATTGGATAATAATTATTAATTTGTGCAGGATCCTTAAAGATTACAGAATTTAAAATTAAACTTACAGTACCAATTGTAGTTGAAGGTGCTTGCAACAAACTTGTAAAACTTACAAAATTAAATGATGCATTGGTGACTTTATAAATGCCGTTGTAAGAATTTGGAATAAATCCTGTTACAATAATAGTAGTACCAGATTCAAATGGAACATATTTTTGAGTGTCAAACGTTATTGTAACTGTGTGACCGTCACCACTAATATTGTTTGCATTTAAAGTAGTAGAAGAATCTGGTGTTCCTAATGTAATTGTATTTGTATTAGTGTCAATATTTTCAACTACCGTATCGTATGCAAATACTGATACAGCATCTGAAGTAACAACATCTCCTAAATTAATTCCATCAACGCTATTTAAAGTAAGTTTATTACTACCAGCATAGTTATATGTAAATGTTAATACGCCTGTTGGTGTACTATCAGGAGCTTTACTCAAAGTTAATGTTTTATTAGTATAATCAACATACGTCACTGTTTGTCCGCTAGTAAAACCTGTTCCAACAACAGCCATTCCTATTAAAATTCCAGTAGCGTCGGAAACAGTAAGTGTAGTATAGTAACTTCCTACTGGGTTGTACGTAGTTGTAGGTCCTGCAGCTGTTTTTGTAACTACTGATGTTACAACTACGGTAGTAGCTAAAATATTATACTCAAATTTAATTTGATTAGAGTTCAGTGCAGATATGGTTGTTCTATCTTCAGTACTTGCAGCATGATATACGTTTATTTCAGTACCAGGATTCAATTGATAAGGTAGTGTAAAAGATCTAAGTTGATCTGCAGTAGCTGTAACAAAATAGTCAGTATAATTACTATCAAAATTATCCCAAGTATCAGTTCCAAATGGGTTTGAATCCCAACCGTGAATACTATTAAATCCTAAACCATTAACTTGTACGCCACCATAATCAGTTCCAGTTAATAACTGTGTAAGATCTTTTCCTAGTTGGCCACTTGTTGGATTATAGTAATATTGAATGCGGTCAACAGCATTTAATAAAGATTGATTTATCTTATATGTAACAACTATAATACTCTGATTAGACGGAGGTGTTAAAAAAGTAATAACTCCAGTGTAATGTGTATAGCCGTTATATTTTGCTTTAATAACAGAAAGTTTATAATTTTCTCTAAGTGCAGGTATGCCATTGATAGTAACTGTATTTTGACCAATACGTGTATCAGGAGCCCAAGTCAACGCCCATTGCAATCTGCTACCAGAACCAGTGAACGTTTGTGTTTTTTGTAATACTGTATTATAATACGTATAGTCAGTTCTATCAAATTTTATTCCAATTAACGAACCACGAACTACACCTTTACCAATAACAGCAATTACCCTGGCTGATATTCCTATTGGGCCAAGTCCTCCTGAAATAGTAACTGTTGGGGTAGACAAGTATCCTGTTCCAGGATTAGTTAATACTATTCTACTTACAGCACCATTAACTATAAATGCCTGAGCTGTTGCACCAGAACCACTTTCGCTAGTTATAATAACTTGTGGAGGAGTTATATAATTAGAACCTCCGCTGATAATAACAAGATCTGTAACAACAAATCCTAAATTATCATTCCAGAATTTCCAAGGATAAGTTTGTATAACAGAGTTATTAGAAGATACACCAGTTCCGTCAAATATAGTATCAACTGGTACAACTTTGTTATTTGAATAAACAGGTTGTAAATCAAAATCAGTAATGGCACTTTGTCCAACTTCTAAACCTGTGTAGTTGCTAATATATTCTCTTAATTTTGTTCTGTATGGTTTAACTTCTGAAACATAATCTTCAAAGTTAGCAATATTATCAACAGGGTAGTTTACTGGTTGATCTAACTTACCTACATTATGTGTTGCACGAACAAAACTAGTTTTAAATGCCCAATCAATATATACTTGTTCACTATGTGCATAGTGTATTGCAGCAATGAACAAGTCTAAATAGTTTTGTTTTAAATTACCAATAAAGATATTTTCTTTAATTGTATTAAGAATAATTCTTAATTCTGTACTAGCAACAACATCAAAACTTCCGCCATCAAATATGTCGCTGTCATAACCAATATTAGTAGATTCAAAGTTGTAAAGTTTAGTACTTAATTGTATTGTACCATTCTGTATACCTACTATGTTATAACTTTGAGTCCAATCAACACTGGTCGAATTTGCATATTTTTCTAGTAACAACCAACCGCCTGCATTTACTGTACGAACTTTTACTAGTTCGCCTATTTTAGATTGAAGAGTGTTTAACCCTACAAATGTATCCACAGCATGATCTGGAGCACTATACTGACTATACCCAGTTGCATACCAATCAACATAATTCCAATAATTTCTCACATCATATGCTTGTGTAAGTATACGTGACCATATCTTAGATGTAGTATCGTATGCATAGATACTCCAATTATTGTTGGCAACACTATCGCTTTTTACTAACACACAATAAGTTCTTACTGTTAATGTTGTATTACTAATATCGTAGCCAAAGCCTCCGCTGACTACTGACACATTAGTAATTTGTCCTAGGCTATTAATTGTTGTTTTAAGTACAGCATTTTTTCCCGGACTATCGATAGTTACTGTAGGTGCAATTAAATAACCGCTACCTGCAAAAGTAATATCTATACTTGTAATTGTACCGTTAGTAATTACAGGATTTAAAATTGCTTTTCTAAATGATGTAATATTCAAATATGGTAACTCTGCATCAGTGTCAAGAGTATTATCATATAGACCTGATATCACTGTTGGAGGAGTATCGTAGCTTTCTAAAGCACTAATATTATAGTTTTCACTAATTTGATTTAAAATCAATGTTCTGTTTGTACGTTCTACAAACTCTTTAAGAGCTTCAATACGATTTACAAACATACTTTGACGTGGACGATTCTCTACACCATATCGTAGTTTAGGAGGCTGAGTCAAATCTGGAACACCACGTCCTGCCGAATCAACACCGCATAAACTATCAAACCATTTTTGTTCTAATGTCAACGGTAAATCCACAATAGGATCGTTACTAATTAATTTCCATTGACTATGAATATTCTGATCTGTTTTATTTGTTAACCAATACTCTACCGCTAGTACTACATCTTTATCTTTCAAATACTGACGAGTATTAGTTAAACTAAATGAATCCGGACCTAACAAAGACAAGTAAGAATAACTTTGTCCGCGAGGGTTAGCAATTAAACTGGCAACATCCAATGCTGTAATATTACGTCCCGGTACATGCGGAACTACTGATTTATTTTTAACCCAGAAATAATAAGTCTTAACAAATGCTTTAGTAAGATTATTATATTGCTGTCTTACGCTGTATACATTATTGCCATATAAACTTGTACCGCTTATACCTAAAGCAAGTCCAGCAGGAGTATCTGCTTGTGCATCCCACTGAGCTGGCAATAATTTTGATTCAACCCATTCGTAAATATCTATACTTGCACCTGGGGCTAGTTTGTTCCAACTATTATTTCTATAATTTACATCATCAAAATAAGATTCAACAAACTTGGCGGTACTTAAATTCCACCATAACTGACCAATTTGATTCTTTGACCAGTAACTTGAGTTATCTGCATTAACATTAACAGATCCTGGATTATCAGAATACACCGCAGGATCATAGAAAGATTTATATTTTATTTCTTCATCTGCAACGCCTGCAATTTTTCCTTGCAATGGATCAATAGTATCTAAGTAAGATACAAGTGTTCCAAGATTTTTATTATATAAGAATGCTTTCTTAACTCGGCTAACAATTGGAATCAAACTAGATGTCTTATCAAGAGTCCAGCTGTATTTGTCAGACGGTTTAACGTAACTATAAACTTGTCCAGATTGAATATGTGTCTGGTCAGTTGCATAAGGTGCACCGACTACTACCGTATTATCGCCTGCAGAGAATCCAATTCCATATCCATCAGAACTTGTGTCTGCACTTTGCAAACTTTCACTAAACACCCACTTGTCTCCATACATATCATATATGTCAACTCGTCCACTACCTATTTGTGTTTGGACAAATAGTGTAGAATTTTTATCATAGGTGCTAGGTGTAGTTGCCTGAGAAGTTGTATCGCTAAGATATGGATTATCTTGATTATTTTCTAATGTTTTAGCATAAGAATCAAACGTTGTTGTTATAGAAGCATTGCCACTTTGACTATAAACAGCAATAGTTTTGCCTCCATTCATAAACGCAACCTTGTTTCCAAAGTGTCCTTGAATTTCTGAATAATGATCTACTAGTGTTTGATATGGAGTTGGGCCATATTCAGCTCCGTTAAATTTATAAACATTAACAGTTCCATTTTGTGTACCATCTCCAACAACAATATATACTCCGTCATCTGAAACACTTAAACTTGTTCCAAAAGAAACATCAGTACCTGAAATTGGCTGTAAAGTAATTCCATTTTTAAAGATTTGTACAATACCATTTCCGTTGCCATCTTCTGTACTAATAGCAATGATTGAATTATCAGCACTTACTTGAATATTTCTTCCAAAATTATCCCCAACAGTAGTACCTGCAAGGAAAGAGTTATATCCCCAATCTATAGTTTTAAACGTTATTGTACCATCTGGGGTTCCAGTAGGAGGTGCGCTTAAAATTAATGTAGTTGTACTTAATATTTGTAAAACATATTGTCCACTGATAAATCCTGTACCAGTAACTAGCATACCTGGGCTTACATTATATAAAGGAATTGGATTAGTAGATGATACAACTAATGTAACTCCCGAACTTCCTACAGGATTATATGTTGCAGATACAGATTTTTGTACACCATAAGATAATTTATAAACTCTTCCGACATTATTTGTTAATCCATCGTATGAGCTTCCGCCTAATGCTCCAACATATAAAGAATCTTGTCCAAAAACTAAAGTTGCACCAAAGTTTTCATTATCAACAGGATCTTCACTTATGATTGTATCGACAATAGAGTAAAAATTATCATTATTCTTTTTATATAAAGTAACAATACCTTGACCCACTGTTGTCGAATCATAGGCTTTTATTTGTTCAATAGCAACACCAGTTCCGTTAAAGACAAAACCAGTTCCAGTAATTGGCGCATCTGCAATAAATGCTGTTCCAATTGCATTTGAACTAGCACCTGCTAACAAGAAATTGCTAGTGCCTTGGAATATAATAACGTATGTTGATCCAGATTGTAGATCAGTTGCTAAAACTTTTCCGCTTTGACGAGCAACAAACGTATCACCTACATTGTAAGTTACACCAGTAGTGTTTGCAATGTAGTTCCAATCTGTTGTTCCTAGAACACTAATTTCATAAGTATTACCAATTGAAAAATATCCTGATTCAATTAATTGACCGTATCTGTTAATTTCTGAAGGAATGTAAGAAATTTGTTGCCAAGATGGTTGTCCGTTAACTGTAAAATTAGAAATTGCTCCATTCTGGTCAACCGACGATACTGTTAATATAAAGTCATTGACCACATTGACTCCTCCTAACTGACTACCAAGGACTGTAATCGTATCTCCAATAGAATATCGTGTACCTCCAAGGGCGCCTGAATTAGGAGCAATCCTATATCCGTAAGGAGGAGTTATGATACGTAATGTTGCACCTGCTCCTGATATAACTGATCCACTAACACCTGGCGTAGTTTTTGCTAGTAAGATTCCGTTGTTTAGTGTAGAAGGAGAACCAGAAATAGTTATAGCAGCATTTAATTTTATACTAGAAGTTGTTGTAACACCATCTGTTGGTATAGTGATTGTTAAATCGTCGTCTGGAGATATTCCACCTAACTGAGTTCCTGAAATTTTTATTTTGTTACCTGGAGCGTAGCCAATACCGCCATATTTTATAACTACATTATAGTATCCTGCAGTTGGCACTGTGGCATCTCCAATTACTCTTGTAGCTGTTGGAACAACAACCACGTCAAAGATTGCACCTGAACCTAAACTTGTAGTAGTTGCACTGAAATCAGTAACAATATATTCATGTTGAATAGCGGTAAGAGTTCTGTATAAAGAATCTCCAAGTTTTACAATACTGTTTGAACCGTAGTCAAGTGAAGAATTGTATTCTCCTTTGTAGCTAGACGAAACTGATCCAGCTGATTTTGATCCTACAGCAAGCCAAGTACCATCTGGGCTAAAGGCTATGGCACTAACCGGAGTATTATCTGATATAGAAGATACTGTTGGAGCTGATATTAATTGTTTTTCAGCCCATGATAAGTTTGACTGAGCACGATAATATGTAACAACATTACCTCGGTTATCGCCTACAGCTAACATGTCTCCTTTTTTGTTTACAGACACACGTAAACCAAAATTTGTTTCATCGCTTGGAAAACTATTGTTAACTAAAAATTCGCTGTACACTGGATTATATTTCCAAGTACCCCAAGATTTACTGCCAGCATCATCTGTCCAAACAATTTCTCCAGGTAGTAAATCTTTTTTTATAACACTATCGAGATTATTAATAGATGTAGTTCGTTGACTAATCATAGCAAACACTACCATTCTATCTTGTTCAACAAAAGGATTTATCCAACCGTTAACAGTTTTAGATATTACAAAAGAATTTAGATTAACACTTTCAACTTTATAAAAACCGCTAAATTGCGAAACTTGGCTTATGCCTATATACATTCCAGCTGTTATTCCTGACAAATATTTTGTAGAAATTGTTATCTGTTTAAGAGTAGGATTGTATATTGCATTTTCTACTGTTATATTCATATCAGTATAGCGATACACATTCCAACTGTTACCTTCAAATGCTACCCATACACAATCTCCATTATTAAACTTAGTAATGTCTTGTGTAGTTAATTCGTCTATAGTTCCTAAACTTAATAATACGTCTGCTGGGTTAACATAACCTGCACTACGTAACAATGGCTTGTAAGGATTAGTATCATCAAACACAGGAAACGGATTAGAATTGTATCCTGCTGGTTTTAGATATACATCTTGTGCAGCTTGTTGAATAACAAAATCATTAATAGATGAATCGTAATGTTGTACTAGTGCTACAGCTTGAGGATTACTATTAAAATTGCCTTCATCTAATACAAACTCAACATCTTCAAATGCACGATTGGCACCATATTGACCAACACGTAACGCCCACTCTTCGTAGAACATTAAACTTTCTGCGTTGTCTGAACTTAAAACATTAAACAACTTATTAAGAACATTTTGTGTTCCTTTTTCACGAACCATTCCTTGATAGAATTTAAATTCGCTAACATCATCTTGAATAATATTTTCAAGATATTGACGTTTTTGATAGCCAATTAAATGTTGTGCCATCTTTTGTTGTTGAGAGTCAAAGTTATCAACTTCTAAACTATAGAAATCTGTAAATTGTGTTGCCAAATTAGTCCAGTTTGGCATAATAACTGGGCTAGGTGTTTTAGACATTACAGACCAATCGCTAGAAACAAATGTGTCCGACCCTGCTAAAAATTTATTTGCACTATAATAATGTCCTTGATGTAGAATTATGTCTCCCATATTATAGTCTTGCCATGGTTGCCAGCTATCTACACTAGCAGCATCAAATATAAATCCAGGAATATCTAATCCGCCATACCAGTTAGTGGTTACATAACCACTTACCTTAATACGTTCACGTCTATATCCGCTTGGAGGATTGTAAATTACATCATTAAAAATATCAGTATTTTTAATTGTAACAACGTGTTCGTTTTGTATTAAGTAAAAACTAGCACTATAAATTCCATCAGTTGTTCTTGGAGCATAGGTAATAGTGTTACCTTCTCTATAACTGTCCATTTGTTTAGGAGAAATACTAGTTCCGTCTACTTTAAAAATTTCGTAATTATTAAACTTGTTACTAATATCATCAACTACAGTTAGTGTAGTTGTAAATGTTACAGCAGCCGCGCTTGGGCTTAAACTGATAACACTTGCTCCTGCAGCACTTAACCCATCTAATTTATTAAAATCGTCTGCGTTAAATTCGGCGCTAGGAGGAATATTAGTTATAGCACTATAGTAATTTCCGTTATATCTTAAAATAGTTCCATAAGAAATTGCTTGATTTGGTTTCCAATCACTCCACTTTTCTTGACCAGTGCTCCAGTTCTGTGTACTCCAAAATAAAAATTCTTTTGCACTAGTTTCCCAGTTTAACACAGATTCAAGATTGCTATTATAGTCATCAAATACAAATCCTTGGTTTTTTAAATATTCACCATAGCCTAGTAAGAAGTCTACTACTTCCTGAGCAGAACTAAACTCTGTTCCATAGGGTACAGTAATTAAAGTTGAGCGATCCCAAATTTTTCTAAAAATAACATCAACGCCGCCTACAGCAGGCAAGCCAGGTAATACTTGGAAATATTGTGTATCAAATGTTGACTCGGTATTAGCAACTACTGTTCTATAATATTTGTTATTATATTCAACAATAGACCCTACAATATATTGTTGGCCTGGAGTCCAAACAGAATATGTTTGACTTATTCCGCCGACATTTATTGCTGATCCTGATTGCTGGAAATCATAATAATAAAAATACGGTTGCGTTCTACTATATCCACGGACTTGATATCCTGTCTGAAGTTTAGTAATCATTACACCGCTGTAAGTTAATTTCTTAACAGGGCTACTTGTGTTTAAGAATATACTATAATCTTCCTTTGGAATGAATACATTTCCAGTACTCATCGGAGTTTTACTTTCTAGTAAAAGATTAAATTGATCTTGATTTGTAAATGCACCAACACGATAACTTAGTTGTGCTGTCATTAATGCCAAATCAGTTTCGTAACTGTTATAGCTAGCAAGATTATTACTAAAAATATAATTTAAAATAAGATCTATAACATAGTTAATAATACCAGATGTTTGTACTCTGTTTTCACTAGAATATATGCTTGGCAGAATTATATCCATTGGACGTAGACGCAAACCAGTGTCTTTATAAATCAATTGACCGGCGAGATTTCTAACAATTCTGCTTCTATCTAATAATGTTCCAAATGTTTTTGCAGGAGTTAATAATAAACTGGCTGCAATAACACTGAACGGATAATAACTACTTCTACGCCAAGCATTCTCAACTGGCGCAACATCACCGAATACATAATCGCCATCAACACTTGGTGTAATTGGACCATTGGCTAACCCTGTTATTGTTGGGTTTAATAAATTACCAGACTCGTCTACTGGAATGCAGTTCATTAAGAAAGGTTTAGCATATTTGGTTTGATATACTAAAGGTTTTCCAGGTTCTCTAATTATACCTTCAGATATATCTTGCCACATTACAAGATTATCTTTAGTGTAAGGAGAAGGCCCATAGACACTAATCCACCAGCTAGGCATAATACTAAACCCTAGCATTTCCCAAGGACAAATGTTTGGACGGTCAGTGTCTAGCAAATATTTGTAAATACCTCTCCAGTATCCTGGTATCTTTCCACCAGTAGGTCCAGTACTACGTTTGTAGTTGTATGTAAATGGATTTCCAATATCGTAGCTTAGAGGTTTAGTAAAATCGCTACCAATTAATCCTGTCCATTTATAAAAATTAGGTGCTAATACTTGTTCAAATTCTACTCGGCTATAATCATTTGTTCTATTATAACTAGGAATAATATCATTAATATCAAAAATAGTAGGATCGTATTGAACTTTTATGTTATTAAAAATACGTTTTTCTAATTCTAAAATAATATCATCTCTGTAGTCATTGTATGCTAAGACTAAACTTCCGTCATGTCCTTGAATAATGTTTACAGGAGTCAATAATGTAGTGTCTAAGTATTTCTTTGGTTCATACTTTGGCCACATTCCTAATTTTGTAGGTGTTGATGGGATAAAACAACCGTCAGTACTTTCATATTCGTAGGTAGTTATAGTATCACCGGTAACTAGAGAATGTATTATATCAATAAATCCTTGACTATCAAAAGTATAGTCGGTTCCATACACAAGTTGTACTTGATTTAAATATACACCAACCGCTTTATTAGACATTGTGTCTAAATTGAATACAGTTGTAAGAGGATACTTTTTAATTCTACCGTCAACAACAGGCAAATCTGTTACTAATTTTGCACCGTATGGAACCATATCGGTAAAATAATAAGGTGCTGTATTTGGTTTGTTGGCATTAATTTTTTGTAAAATTAAATCAACCATAGTAACTGGATCTGCATCTATACCTAAGTTAGAAGCAATAGATAAGAAATTACGTTTAAAATTATTGTAATCATCTCGAGCAGTTTCAATTGCTTTAATTACATTTGTATTTTCACTTGTTATATGATATAAGCTAAGACTTAATGGTCCACTATGTTGCACAAAACGTGTACCGTATTGTGTTATATTACCAAGATCCCTTAAATCGCTTTCACCCGGAAAAGCTCCAATAAAATCAATATTGTCTACGATTGTGTTTACATGATCGGTAACTTCACCTAATGTAAAGTCCGCCATACTATCGTTTAATGGATTATTTTGTAAATTAATCGGTATTTCATAATAACCGTTAGAATTTATAGGCTGTGCAGCAAATGCTTTAATTGTCAACACATCTGTTAACGATATTGCTGTGTTTAATACAATTTTTTTATAAAGAGTAGTATCAACTAACTTCCATTCGGTAGAATTTAATCTTTGCCCGTTAACATAAATGCGAACAACTAAATCTGAAAGATTTGTAATATCGTCAAATATATCTAAATTAAAATTATTTGTAATCTTAGAATTTTTATAAATTCTAACAGCGGCTTGTACAGTTTTAGTATTGCAAATTTGCCAACCGTTCTGGTACATAGGACGGCCTGCATAGTCTTGTCCTACTAAAAATCCTACATCAATTTTTTGTGTAATAAGATTTGTAGTTTGTTTGTATTGAAAACTATCAGTTGCTAGATTAAAATTAAAAACTATATCACCAATGTTTGCTACATTTTGATAGCTTAATGGAAAACCTAAAACGCTATCATTGATACTATTGCCAACTTTGTAAGAAAATAACTGTGTGCCTTTGAAGGTAGATCCATTATATACACTGGTATCTCCGTAACTAATTCCATTGTTGTCTACTATATCAAACAATGGCGCTTGATTGGTATTAGTTTTTTGTTGTGCTTCTACCCAAGTTGTTCCATTAAACCAGAACATTTGGCTATAATAAGTTTTACCAGATTTAATTATAGCTGTTTGTCCAACGGTAGGAGTTTCAGCTTCTACTAAATGAATTTGTTTACTACCAGAATTTAAATGACGCAGATCTACAAAAGTTACTTCGTAAACTTTATTAACAACTAATGGATCAATATCAGCTGTAACTAAAATTCTATGTCCTTGTACTAGATCAACGCCGTCGATATTATAACCACTACTTCCTTCTATGGTTGAAAATACGTCTACTGTAAAATTATCAATTAAATCTACATCTGTTATGGCTTGTGTACCAAAATTAAATAATTTTAAATCTGAAACAAATTCAATAATTGGTCGTGTTGCTCTAGCTTTTTGATCTAACTCAGGTGCAATGTTGTTATAAGCACAACTTGCTTTAATTACATCTTGGTGGAACCAACGATTATATCTTGACCAAGGATTGTGATCTCGACTTGTTCTGTTAATAGTGATATAGTCTTGTACGCTGGCATAGCCAGTAGCATCACTAAATGGTTCAGATTCGAATGGTGTGCTATCAAATGCAGAAGTTTGTTCAATAGTATAAGGTGTGATAATTTCTAAAACACTAGTTGGTACTAAACGTATTGCTGTACCTACACCATCAACATAATATTCACCTTTTCCGTAACTAGCAGGTGTAACATTACCACCAAAACTTACTTTCATACCGTTACTAATAGCGGTACCGTCTGTTAATTTGTATGTTTGTTTTCCAAGAAAATCTTTTTCAACATCGATAAAGCTATTTTCATCAATGCTAAAAACTTCAATACTACCACCAAGATTGATATCTGTTTCACTTTGATAATATAGTATACTTGGTGCATCTAGCGGCACAGTAAAAGTTATTGTTCCATCAGTTACCGCATAGTTATCAATGTTTCTATTAATATATCTATCAATGGAACCAATAGATCGAGATAATTTAATACTAAAAGGATTACCTGGACTATTGATTACAAATGTATAAGTATGACCTTTATAAATTTTAAGTATTGGATCAGGTGTGAATCCATCAGGAGTAAACACATACTGATTATTTGCTCCTTCATTTTGTAATTCTACAGAGATAGTACTAGAAATTTTTTCTTGCTGTCCATAAATTTTAATAACTTCTGGACCGTACGGCAACCAATAATAATTTTGAAAATTAACGAACTTATCCCAATCGATATGCGGATCCCAACTGTAAAATTCTTGTGAATTTAAGCGTTGGTGACTCTTTGTATTACCGCCAAAGACGCCAATTTGATTAATATAGTCAATGTAATCTTTAAAGAATTTAACATTACCAAGACTATCTCTAATAGTAATACCTGGCTCTAGTTGATAATTTTGTCGTGTTGTATCTGCAGCTGAAATATAATTGTCAGTGCCTATAGCAGCTTTTGCATTTTCTCTTCCGATAAATCCGCTAGTTTTTGTAACACTACCTGGTTGGAATAACTGGTCTATTGTTGCTTGTAAAAACTTTTTATTTGCCGGAGTTTGAAAATACTTTGGTAATAAGTTTAAACTAGGGCTTGTGATACCTGTTGGGTTATTAGCATTAGCCATTAGTTACTCCGTAGTTTGCGCTGATAATATTTTGACTAGTTGTAAATGAGTTCAAAGCTGTACCTGTTACTGTTTTTAAATTTGTGTTAGTTAATCCTGATACAATTACAATATTAGATGTAGTTGCACAGCTAACAAATATTTGATTGCTTGGACACTGAATTTCAAACAAACTACCAAAGTATTGATTAGTTTGTACTGGAACAATTACAAAATTTATAACATCGGGTGCTAGTTGATTGATAATGTACGTGCTTAGTTCTGAAAAATAAAATGTGTCTCCAAAGTTCCAATTTTCAAGGGCAAAGAATGTGTTTATTGCAGATAACACACGGGCTTGAATGTCAGCATTTGATACAGCACTATTTGGATTTACCATAACATTAAACGTTGCTTGTAAACTAGGATCGGCAGCTGGTCCAAATAAAAGTTTATATGTAACTGGATGATAAATTATTTCGTCGCTGATAGATTTAATTAAATTAAGAGTTGGACTTAATAAATTGTTTAGCTCATCGCTGCTTGGAGGTAGCGGTTCAGTAACATTGCTGCCAACTAGCCATTGTCTAAACTGTGAATCATAATCTGACGTCAACACATATACATCCATAATATTACTTGAACCTGGATCTATACGACTATCATAATCTGCACTATGAACATATTGGAATTTTAATTTGTCGCGGCCGGTGTATACTTTATAATCTAAAGTTGGAATAGGATTAACAGATGTTGAAGTATACTGCGTAACTACTTGTGTATCAGTAAAATACAAATACTGACCGTCTATTAAATTTAAATCGCTAAAGCCTGTAGAAGTTGTAAAAATTACGGGTCCAACATTTAGATCGGTTGGGTTATTATAAACATACTTGTAATCTTCTTGGCCATTACTAATAGAATATTTTTGTTGAACAATATATGTATTATTAACAATGTCAGTAAACAATTGAGGATTGTCTACTACACCATTATTATTAGTATCAGCAAAACTAATAACAATCTTAGTAGGATCTATATATCCATCTTGCCCTACATATTCGCTAACAACTTGCCAAGAAATATCTTCTGTATAAGGTTTATTTAAATTTAAAGAGTCAGGATTTACACTTAAAACTTTAATAGTATCGGTAATAGTATTACTTGAAATAGTATCATAAATTTTAACATTAGTGTCAAAGTAGAAAGTTACATCTTGATCACTTTCAAATACATATCGTAACTGACGACTAGTAACTGTATAATATTCGTTATTAGTATCAAATAACAAGAACCAGCTAGAGTCGAGATTTAAAGCAGATGTATTACCTTGATTAGCAAGACTAAATGGACCAGTCTTGTTTAGGCTTTGTTCAAAAATAATTTGCCAACTTTGTGTAGACACATCGTAGCGTAATCCAAATGGTTTATTTTCTAAAATTAAATCTACCATAGTTGTAATTACAGAACTACTGATAGTTGTAGTAAATTTAGGAATAATTTGATTAGCAATTGGCGCGGCTTCCACTGTGCCATCAGCATAATATCGTGTTGGTATACTACGATTTAATACAATCGGTCCATTGCCAGCTACAGTTTTTCCAGTACCGTTTCCAGTACCGTCTTCTGATACACTAACTACTTCTGCCCAGATATAGAACGAAGTTCCTGTTGGGTTAGAAGGAGATTGATTTGGTTTTAATTTGTTACCGTCATTTTTATCAAAGTGATAACCAGTTGGTGCTGTAAATTTGATTAAACTTTGTGGAGTAAGATAGCGCAAATCAGTATAAGTGAAAGATGAAACTTTATAAGGATTATTAAAAGTACCGATATAACCACTGCTGGTGTTGCTATCAGTAGTCACACTATACCAGGATACATTTAAACTACTTGTTAAAAAATCAACGAAATTTGTATAATAAAAATCTCTTAGACTTGGTGTGTTTAAAATATCATAAATTGTATTGTATATAACACCTTGAATATCAGATTGTGTTACATAGGTAAAGTTTACACTAGTGGTAAAAGGTTCTCTATATAAAATACCATCATCGGCAAATATATTAGTACTAGAATATTTTCCTGTAGGATCTACTAAGTCAAAATATCGACTAATACCGCTACTTGTTCTATTGACAGCTTTTACTTTTGCTACTTTTGTAGTTGCACTTAGAGGATTAATATTATAATCCTCACCTGTAATCATTCTATTTTGTGTATAGTATGTTTGAGGAGCATTAGTTTTAACACTAGCGTTAGTTTCAGTTGTTGCAGCATTAGATACTGTTGTGGCTAAACTCAAACTAACTGATAATGTTTCTGCTTTATTACTTTGACTGATATAAGGAATGTTTATAATAACATTAATAATATCGCCAGGATTGATAGAATATGTTAAGCCGTTGCTAACTCGATAATAAATTCTAAAATTACCAAGAGGCAAATTACCAAATGTACCATCACTAAAACTTAAACTGATAGCATCGCTGGCTCTTGTAATTACACTATAAATGTCCTTCACACTACTGTTCAAGCTATTATAGATAATGTTATTGCCTGTTAATGCGGGCACTTGAGTCCATAATGTGCTTTCAAGATTTGTTGATTGATTTAAACCGTACAACCATACATCTGAATTATTAATATTTTGAGTATTAATATCAATTACTTGATTACTAGTTGGTACTGAAACATTAAATGTTCCTTGATTTAATATACCTTGTGTAAAATTAAAGAAGAAACCTGTGCCTGGACTTCCGGCTCCGTGACCGTCATCTCTATAAACACAGGCAATGCTGTTGCCAATCTTTGGTGGTTCTTCGTAAATGTACGGCTGTCCTTTAAATGTAGTACTTGTAATTTCAAATACCATATTGCGGCCAGCAATAGTTTTAGTAAAAGTATAAATTGGAATATCTGTGTTGTTAGCGTTAAATCTATACTGAGCGGTTGGCACTCCGTAAATCGTTGCTTGATCCACAGGACTTCCAAATTGCTGTGTTTGTGGAAGGGCAGCATTTATAACTTTGATAAATTGATCGTACCAGTTAGCGTTAGCTGGATCATTCCAACTGATAAACTGTCCTGCTAAATTACGACCGTTGCTATCGTATAATACTTCTGTCGTTTGAACGGTGTTTACTTTTAATAAGCCTTTGGCGGCTGTGTTTCTACGGGCATTATAACTGATTAAACGTGCTAAACGTAATACACTATCACGACGTTCTGCTAGCTCTAAGAAGTTTTCACGGGCATTTAAGTCAACTCTGAAAGCTATGCTTTGGCCCACGAACGCTATAAGATCGATAAGGGCAAGGTATTCACTTGACTCAATGTAATCGTTAAAATCTTCAGGAAAATTAGTACGGATATAGTCAATCATTGTACGACGCAAGTTATCAAAATCGTAACTTTGGAAGTCTGCGTTCTTAAATGATTGATAAATTTTCTGCCAGTCTTCGCTGACTAACAGGTTGTTTAGTCTATCCGTTGAGCTCATAATATGTCCTAATAATGATATTTATCGAATAAAATTATGTGGGTAGTTTATTGTGTAAGTAACAATCCGTTGTCTTGATCGAACTTTAATTGTAAGGCTTCCTGCAAATTATACAGCAAATATGTTAGTGTACATTGTATTTGTAGGCCTTGATCGTAGGGTGTAATCACAATATTTCCTGCTTGCACACGAGGATCACTATTAAAAATCTGATTAACATTTTGTAGTATAAGATTCTTTATTTCTTCTGTTAAAGGCTCAAATAATACGTCCCAAATAATGGTTCCGTAAGTTGGATTCATTAAACGTTCGCCCTGTCTGACATAAAAATGATTTAATAAGTCTTGTTTAATTAATTCAAAATCATATAAGGCAAAATTTTTAGTGGCGGTGCTTACTGTACTGAATCCCCTATAACGCTGTACTGTACGTTGAGGAGTAGTTTTAGTTTGCTCTATGGTTGTTCTAGTGTGTAAACTTGTAGCCATATTAATTTCCTTTTAAGAATGTGTCCATTGATAGCGAATATGTTTTCCAAGCATCAGGCACCGGAATAGCTGTAGCAGCTTCTCTATCAGTAGCACTAGGTTTAAACATCGTAGCATCTAAATTTTCATGATGTGGATAAGGTTCAGCTGTTGGAATACGAGCTAAAATACTAGTAATAGTAGTTCCATCAACATCTGTTGGATTATCTATTGTAGGCAATGGGTCTGGAGCGGTTGCTGCAGATGCAGATCCTGCTGTTGCAGCTGCAGGGCCGTTAAAATTAATATTGCCGCCTGATATAGTAGTATTGGCGGCGGAAATCGCCATATCGCCGCCTGATGTAAGTTTGTTTGCTCCGCTAGTATTAACATCTAAACCGCCACCAATAGTCATATTAGTTTGTCCGCCAGTAGTAACATCCCATGTTGCTCCAAAAGATTCTTTTACAGCACCTGAAATAGTTTCATCTTGTGTGCCATCTACTTGTATAGCAACATTACCGTTTACAATACAAATTTTATTTTTACCAACTTCAGTTTGGTGTCTTTCGGCAACTTTAAGATTAAAATTACGACCTGCTTCCATGTTAATATCACGGTCAGCATAAAAGTTTAAATCATTACCAGTATGTACACTAATGCTATCCTGAGCATAAATGTCTATCTTGCCATCGCTAGTTAATTCTATCCAACTAGTTCCACGACTATTACCAATATAAATCAAATCTTCTGTGTTATGCAATAAAATTTGATGACCTGTTCGAGTTCGAATTCTAATTAATTCATTAGCCGGTAGTCCTACATCACCGTCAGTTTCACTTGCATCAATACTGGCATAATCTGGTGGTCCGTCTGTGGGCGCGGTTTTTCTTAACCAGTTTGCATCACCGTCATCCATGACAAAAGAACTTCCGCCAAGTCTACTAATAAATGTATCTGCTAACCACTCGGCTTTACCGCTTTTAACTTTTTTTCCTTTTTTATCCAACGGACCTGGAGTACTAATACCAAATACATTACTAGGACTTTCACGTCTAGCACTACTTGTTGTAATACCCCTAGTGTCATCTAACACTAAACCTTGATGTGTTAACATTTTAGTAAAAGGATGTTCTGGTTTAAAATTCTTATCAGGATCGCCTGGACTATTGTTGTCTTCTATTTTTTTATTATATTCTGCTGCAGGAACACGACCATTGCGACCTTGATTATCTGGATCTGGATTTTCAACTACACTTTCAGTGGCCGCAATCCCAGGAACCATAAAATTCATATTTTCATCTTGAACACAACCAATCCAATAACCGCGTTTAGGATCACCGTCAATAAAAATAACAACTACAGTAACACCAACATCAGGTGGCACCATCCACATACCATAACTTTTTTGTGTGTCAGCAAAGTCGTTGTTTTCACCGTTAGCTTGTACACTAGTGACTCCGTAAAACGGACTCATATATTTTACTTGATGTAACTGACTTTCACTAGATGATCCGCCAACTGGTTTTAGAATTTCAACTTCTAATATACCCATGTATGTTGGATCAAGATTGCTGACAACTCTGGCAAGGAACGGCCCAGGCTTTGGCGTTTTAGGGGATGCCGAGTACTCTTCGTATTCATGTTCAGCCATTTTTAATCTCCGGTGGCATCTTTAGGTGCCGGATCTTTCTTCTCGTTAGAAGTGTTTAGTGTGGCCGATGAACTACCTGCTCCGTCAATTTCTTGACCGTTTCTTCTAGGACCGCTTAATACCTGAGTAAACTGTCCGTTATCAAAATAACTTACAACTTTAATAACTTGATAGATACCACTCCAAGTTAGTACAGGAGCACTCTTAGTACTTTTACCAAAATCATACAAGCCTGTAGATTGATTAATATCAACAGGCGTTCTGAAATTTACCTTAACATCTACTTCACTACCTTGATAATTTACACTACCGTCTTTGTTTAAATTTTGATACTGTGTAGGAGAGCTTGTATAATTACCCATGCCGCTTTGCGCAATCCAATATGGATCTCCAATTATTTTTAAATCTAATTGTAGCATACCGGCTGCACTAGTAATAGCATCATGGAATTGTTTTGCAGCTCGTGTACCTTCATCTTCTATACCACCACCGCCTGTGCCGTCACCAGCAAATGATGTGCTTGATCGATTAACAGCTTGTGGTATTACTCCTAATTTTCTTTCAGGTTTTTTACCACCATCTAATGACTTTAAATTATTTTGATCATTACTGTCTGCACCGCTAGCTTCTGTTTGTTGTTTATTATCAATAGTACGCTTAATACTAGTAGCACCCATTTTGCCAGCAAAGCCTGTTTTGAATTCAATTCTAAAATTCAATACATCCACATTTTTTCCGGTATACAAATAATCATATACTTTGACACATTGTTTTTCTAATTCAGCAAATCCTGGAGCTTTTGAGTTTGGTGCTGTAGTTTTACTAGTGTGTACCCCATACGGAACAATTCGATAAACAATCACTCGAGGCTTTGTTCCTGAGCTTTGTAAATTTCTATCGTCGGTGATTGTATAAACTTGAGTATCAACACGCCACCATTTACGCATACCTGCTTTATCAATATTTTGTTCTTGTAATTGTGTTGTAGAATAATCACTGTTAAGCAATACCGCATCAATAGCTACTGTTATATCAGTATCTTGGCTGAAACGCAAATCGCTAGTTTGTGGATTAACAGTATTGTTACTACGAATTACATCTCCGTTGACTACAACTTTACTATCTTTGCCTACTGGAGGGTCACCTTTACGTGTATCACTAAAACCCATTTTAGCTTTACCAATAAGATTTACATTTGCTGGATCTTGTACTAGAGTATTATTTGCTGGTATAGTACTTTTTACTAATTTTAATTGTTTTGCGATTGCATCAACACTAGTTGCGGTACCTGTAGTTACAGCACCTGTGGAATCTTCTGTATCACCTTTGGCATTATCTACGCCAGCACTACTAACATCAGTTGGAAATAATATTAATATTTGATCTGCAACTTCAACTTCTTTATCAGTTACCAGTTGTTGCAAACGTTTATTCAACATCACTTGTAAACTTTTTTCGCCAGTTTGCAAAACTTCCTGAACAGTTACTCCTTTAACACTTGCATCTGTTTTAATACCAGAAACGTGACTACTAAGTGCTTGTTTATTCCAAGGATATGCTGTGCAATGATATACTGATCCTGCATCAGTAACAGTCATAGAAATATCTTTAAATCTAAAAGGAATTCTACGGGATGTTCCTGCAATATTATCCAATCGACCTGTTTCAGTATTTCCTCTAAAATCTATAGTTAATAAAAATGGTGCTTGTGTATAATTGTCATGACCCGAATCCCAAGCTGCTTGTTGCAAACTCATCATAAACGTACCCATACTATATGGTTCTGTTATATTAAAGTTCATGTCCATCATATTGGTATTATTACCTTTTTCCAAACCGATGGTACTATTAATTTCAAGTTTATCTACAAAATAATCAAACTGTCCAAATGGTGTTTTTACTCTGTTGGTAGGATCTGCGTTGGCACTTTTGCAAATTAATTCTAACTTAACGCCACTCATATATCCTTTGTCTGGATTGTTTAACTGGTCATCTGTAAGGACAGCTATTCCCAATACATAGTCATAACTAGCATAGGCAAACAACGGATTTTTTATAGGAAGACTAACACCCGATAGTGGAGAAAATAATGTTCCAAGACTACTTAATGCTCCGCTAACAGCATTTCCAATTGACGATAACGCACTGGCAGGTCCCGAACTTAAAAAGTTTGTTACACCTCCAACAGCACTACTAACAGCATTGCCTACAGACGTTGTTGCTGAATCAACTGCTCCTGAAATATCATCTAATACTGACATATTATAAACCTAATGCTGTAGTTAGACTACTATTTTTACAAATATAAATTTGAGTTCCTGGAGAGAAATCTAAAATAGGATCTTGAAGAACATCAAGATTGCGTTGCATGAACACCCACCATAGCTGTGTTGTTCCATACAAGTCATACGACAATAAATCTGGACGGTAAGCATACTGTGGTTCTATTGTATAAAGAAAATCATCCACTTCTGCACTTACAGGTCGTATAGATAAAATATCCAAATAATTATTTTTAACTGGAGTAGTATACCAAGGACTTGTGTTAGAATATTGTGCTGACATTATACATATCCAAATGAATTATTAAGGTACCCGCCGCCAACAAACCTATCAAGGCTAAAATTACGAGCACTATTTCTGCTGTAAATTGGTTGTAAAGTTATACTAAATGAGCTCTTAGTTGGCACATGAGCTACTCCGCCGCTAGTAGTTCCGCCAAGGCCAAGACTTCCGGCTAGCGCAGCAACTTGTCCTACACCACCAGCTATGCTACTTATACCGCCTGCAATGTCGCCAAGTCCAGGAATGGCTCCGCCTAATGATCCTCCAATGCTACTAGCTAGTCCGCCAACAGCATCGCTAACACCCTGTATGTCACCTGCCATACTACCGACAACATTACATCCAATATAGTCACAGTTAGCATCTAAACTTGTACTAAAACTTTGTACTACAACAGGTACATTTTTAAAAATATAATTTCCGTAACCATTTAACATAACAATTGGAGGAGGATTGCCGGCCTTTGGATCAGATCCAGCGAACATTTTGGTAAGGCTACGTAAATAATGAACCGCCGCAATCCAATATAAAGCCTGAGTTGAATCTTCAACATTCATAGGCGCTGTAATTGATATCTGTCCTGGATCACTATTTTTAAAAGTTCTAAAAGAATAGTTGGTATGTGTCGTATCAATACTATTATATGATGCTGTGCTGGCAATATTAATTGTTGGAGTGTATGGAAATATGAGACCACCTGCATCTTTTAACGGTTTAAGTACAGGACTTCCTTTGAAGCTAGTCCAATTGACTAAACTTAAACGTACACGCCAATCTGCGGGATCAGCATCCCCGCCAAAACTAGCTACCGCACTTACTAAATCCCCTACAGCTTCCCCTGCTTCTGGCAAGTTAATGGATCTCAATGCGCTACCAAAGCCACCTGGGTCACCATTATATGCTGTAGATACAGCACTGGCTAATCTACTGGCTGTGTTTACGCCAGACGACACTGCACCTATTAGGTTCTGTGAACTGGTAGCTGTTTGTATGAAACTATCGCCGAATGACATAATAAAATCCTCTTTTGGTATATTATTTATTTGACTTTATTAAGTGCGTAGTTTATAATGTTACTATTATAGGACTGAGAACGGATGACTTTACCAACACAAACTAAAGTAAATTACCTAAACAACAAGGATATGTTGTTAGAAATACATAGAAGTAAAAGCTCGTATTGCAGTTTTACACAACCAGAATATCATCAATATGACATGATTGTTGCTAGTTTGGATAAGATCAATATAAGAAGCATAGCAGAAGCCAAACGTAATCGAGCTAAGAGAATTGGAGATGCAGAATACCAACGGCGCAAAGCTGCTGGTGAAAAAGTCAAACAAGCAGATTGTGAAGTTGACTATAAAAAGATTCAAAAAACAGATGTAGTATTCAGGGTCATGACATTCGATCATATTCCATTGAACAATACTCGTAAAAAGAATCCTAAGAGTCTAGCAGACCATAGGGACAAGGTCAATTTCCCGCCATTCCAACATTGGAAATTTGATGAAAACGATGAGCTTGTTTGTGTTGGAAAAAGTCATTGGAAAGGTGATTTGGTTAAGGGCAAGTTCGACAAAGATGCTGGTCAAATTACTAACACTTTAGCTAGGATGATGTTAAAATTGTGCGAACGTTATGCAACCCGTGGCAATGTTCGCGGTTACACATACAATGACGAAATGAAAGGACAGGCCATTTTGCAGTTAACACAGATTGGATTACAATTTGACGAAAGCAAATCCGACAATCCGTTTGCTTATTTTACTGCGGCTGTTACTAACAGTTTTGTTCGTGTTATCAATATTGAAAAACG